GACAAATTCGTTCCATTGATCGAATAAGTATGCCCAGTGTTGAAGTCAGTAGAGACAATAGTTTCAGTAACATTTTGAGTGGTACGTGTTACTGCGCTCATGGTTCCGCTAGAAAAGTTAGGAACGACTGGCACAGCTAGGATCTGAGGCGTATTCAATATTAGCAACAACGGCAAATAACGTTTCATCTGTTAACATCGTAATAGTGCTTCCACATTAGGAAGTTAAGAACGAAAAGTAGAACAACAGCTATTAGACAAACAATAATTGGAACGTGCATTATTTTACCGTCACTGAACTTACGACAGATCCAGTTGCAATTGTCCCCCCCGATCCTGGGGTCAGCGAAACAACTCCAGCACTTGTTACTGAGCCAGCGAGCGACCCTGCTGTACCCGAAGCATGGGAGGTAACGTCACTGAAATTGCCTACAGCCCCAACAGAAGGAGCAGATGTTGGTACGGCGTCAGCTTGAGTGTATGCCTGAGAAAACGAAAACGATTCACCCGAAGTCGCATTTTGAGTCGCTGCAATAGTTCCTGGGGAATACACTCCACTGGAAATAGTTCCTGCACTAAGCGTTCCAGCAGTTGTTCCATCGGTTACATCCACCCCAGTCCCAGATATAGAGAAACTAGAACCTATTCTCTCTGCCTGAGTAACAGCAGCATTAACTGTTAGTTGAGCAGAACTAGTAATAGAGTGTGTCAGGTCTGCGTTAGCAGAAGGAGCCGCTAAGAATAGCAGCAAGAAAAGTTTCTTCATGTGAGCTTGCCTGATTGTGGATCGACTTCTTTCCCTGTGATGGGGTCAATCTTAGGTTCTTGTGGAACCAGTTTAATAGGAGTTTCGATTCTTATCGTTTGGAACGAACCAGACTGCTCACTCAACATTGCCTGTATTTCCTTTTTATTCATAGGCTTTTCATCTTCTGACTTATACGTTCCATCACCACGCTTTTTTCCACCCTCCAGCCCAAAACTCGCTAAAGCTCCCGTCAGCAAACTTGCAGGAAAAGTTATATCTTTAGGGTCAGAACTGTAGCCTGGGATAGTTATATAATTTAAAGTTACGATAAATCCAGACCAAATGACAACGCCCAAACGCACTGCTACACCTATGATCTGGAGTTGTTCTTCTTTATCTTCAGCGATGTCTTTTAGCTTACCAATTGGCCCTTTCTTGTCAGGCTTGGCTTTTGCTTTTTGTTCTTCAGACATAGATAGATAGAAACAATAGTCTAAGATTACTCCTAAAACGTACAAAATGCCTCAAGAACTACTCGCAGCCTTGATAGGGGCATCTATCTCTGGAGCGTTAATGGTTCTAGCTAATCGTTCCAGTAGGAGGCAAGGTGATATTCGTGAAATATTTCATCGTTTAAATGCTATAGAGAAGGACGTTGCTAGATTAGAAGTATCTAAGAGAGATCCCCAAGGATGGAGGAACAGATAGCAAGAGCCAAAGCCAGAATCAAAGAGTTAGAGATATTAATAAAACACTGGG